GAGCGGATTTCCGCGCCCGGTGGCTAACGTCGGACCATCGTACCGCCGCGTCTCGGTCACCGGCACGAATCGCCCCGCGCGCATCGTCAGCCAGTCCGACGCGGCGCGGAGGCGTCCCAGCGTTTGCGCCTCGTGCCGCTTGGCGATGCCTGGCAACTCCAAATCGAAAATCATTTCGGCGAGCGTCGCATAGAGCAGAGTCCCCATTTCGCAACCCTACTTTTTCTTCGCCGGCGCTTTGATTTGCTTGTCGACCGGCGGCTCGTCCGGTGCTTTCACTTCATCCTGAGCGGAGCGCCCCTGATCCGCGAAGCGTGTCGAAGGAGGCAACTCCCGCGAGAAATTCTCCGGCGCATCGCGCAAGACATATTCCGCTTTGGCATCATCCAACTCGATCACACCGACCCGGTCAAAGTGCAATCCTGCCGGTCCGTTGTGATACTCGCCCCTGCAATAAAGTTTCATTGCTCCCCTTCTGGCTTTTTGAAAGTCAAATCGTCCATCTGAATCAGTCCGTGCCGCGCCACGAGTTTTTCCCAGAGCGCGGCGTGATCGAAATGCGACGGGTACGGATTGTCTTTTTTCTCCCAGTTGTTGTGCGCGAATAAAATCCCGCCCGGCTTGATCGCGCTGACCAGTCCGTCCACGACGGACTCGAATTCGTCGGGATGCAAGTGCTCGAGCACGTCGATCGCGACGACGCGATCATAGCCCGCCCCGTTGCCGTCGGCGATCTCCCACCGCTCGATCAATTCGATGGGACGATAGGACAGGTCGCCGTTTTTGCTCGGAGAGTGGCTATCCCAGTACGGATGCAAGCGCTCGAACCGCCATGCGGCAAAGTCGCGCAGGACGCCGGGCACGTCGTAGTAATGGATGCGATTGCCCTGGGTTGCCAGGAATTCCGCCGTCGTGCCCAGCCCGCCGCCGAATTCCAGGATTTTCTCGCCACGCACGCCGCGCAGCCGACCCAGGATCGCTTGATAGGCGGGTGTCGCATTCCACTTGACCAGCCCGTAGAGATATTGCGGCGTCCGACCGTAGAACGCGCGCACTTCGTCCGGCGTCGTCGGCTGCTGGATGCGCCATTGATCGTGGATCGGCGCAATGCCCGACGATGCCTTCGCGTACACGGTCTCGACGTCCTCGCCCGTGTACTCGGCGACCAATGCGGATAATTTATGCTGCGCCTCAAAGTACTTGGCAATGCGTTCCATCGACGCCGGCGGCGCGCCTTCGGCGTACGCGAACTGGCGATCGTAATAGTCCACCATCGTGTCCCAGCCCGTCACCACGTCGGACACGTGCCCGACCTTCAGCCGCGTGGTCATTCCCATCCGCGCGCCCACCGTGCGCGCGTGCGCGCTGAACGTCACGTCCTCGCCGTTGTCGCGCGAGTACTCGAACCAAAAAGTAAATCGCGGTCCTTCCGGCTCAAGCAACCGCTCGAAGACCCGGCGGCGAATCAGCGTAAAGTGCAGCGACACCGAATCGACTGGATAAATGTGATCGGGATCGAGCGGCAGGTTAGTCTCCAGGTGCAGCCCGCGCAAGCGCTCGTCGCTGTGCGGCTGCTCCGGTTGCAAGGTCAGGAACATCGGCTCGGGCGGCCAGCCGCGCTTGACCGTGAACGCCTGCAAAACGTCGTACTCCCAGCCCTCCGGATCTGCGCGCAACTCCTCCAGCGCGTTCGTGCCGAACACCGCGTCGCTGTCGATGAAGCACAATGCGTCGCAATCCGATTCCAGGAATTTGCGCGCCAGCGTATTCGCCGCTTTGTGCATCGTTTTGGAATAGACCGCGTCGCGCCGATCGCCCGCCCGCATGCCAAATTGCACCAAGCCGATCAGCGCCTCGCACGACAGCGCGGGCAGATAGGGCTGATAGCGCGTTCCGATAAATACTTTTCCCCAATCCTGCATTTTGCTTTTCTCCCCGGCTCTGCCCAGGTCCCGCGCGCCGGGGAGGATGCGCGGTTCCTGAGCAGCCCATTTGCATTTGTTTACGCGCCTGCGAGTCCGTCCGGATTAAAACGCACCCAGATCGTCGCGTTATAGTCGACGGTCGTCGCGGCAAGTGTGGTCGTCGTCGTCGCGCTGATGCCCAGCCGCGCGCCTTTGACGAATTCATGTTTGTGCGCGCTCGCCGCCAACCCACTCGATTCGAGCGTGTTGGTCACCGAGTCGATCGTCGCCGTCGGACCATTCGCGATTTCCGTGCCCGCGCTGTGCACGCTGAAAATCGCCGTGCCGGCCGATGGCGCCGCGCTGGTGTTGACCGACAAACCGACGATCGTGCCCGCGCTCGGCATTCCCGGTGATAGCGTCATGCCGGATTGCCCGATCGTCAGATCGCTATTCGTCAATGCTGTGTCGAGATTCGCGACGTAGAATGGACCGATGCCCACGACGGCGCCGAATTTCGGATCGAAAAGTTGCCCCATAGTGTCCTCCTGGGTTCAGCGGGCAGTGTCCGCTCGCGCGTCCTGAGCGGAGCCGAAGGACACTGCCCACTGTTCACTGATTTAGTTTCGCACGATGCCATGAATGCCCGCGGTGTGCACCGCGCTCGAACGCGTGCCGCGCGCCGCGATCGCAATGCGGAAACTCACCACCATGATGAACTGGCGCTTCTGGATGCTGCGATCCAACTCGATCAAGAGTTGGCGGCGGAAACCCACGCGCCACATGTCGCGATGGAACAGCGCGATCTGCCCCTCGTCGTTGTTGGCGGCGGTGGTCGAGACCTTGCCGTCGTCCTCCGCTTCCGCCATCACCGAACTGACGATGATCGGGATGCCCGCGTATTTGGACAATTCGCCGGTGAGGATCGTCGCCTGCGGACCATATTTGTCGAGCGTTGCGACGTTCGTCAGTCCCAGCATATTATTTACGTACGTTTTCGCGTCCGTCACCATCGCCAGGCGTGACACGTCCGCGCCATATTTGCCCAAGCGCGCGATGCCCGCGCGCATGATCGTGTCGGTGAGCACCGCGCTGACGTCGGTCGATTGCGCCGTGTTATCGACGATATAGAGATGGCGCATGCCGTCCTGACCGTTAGAAAGGTAATACAGATCGTTGCCAGGATTCGCATCGTCGAGGTTGATGTTGCCGGTGTCCGCATCGGTCGCGTCGGCGTTCAACACGAACGCATCCGCCTGGTCAGCCGCGGACGAACCGAGTTCGGCGCGTAGCGTTGGCAGCACCGCGATCACCGCATCCTCATCGAGATCGTACGACCAGTTGACTTCGGCGATTTGTTCCGTCGCGGTGAGCGTCGACTTGGCGGTTGCGGGATCGCTCACGGTTGTCGCCGTGTTCGCGGTGGCCTTGCGCCAAGTCACCGATCCCCAGCCCAGCGGCATGTCGAACGGATCGGTCGGCATCGGCACGGTGCCAATCGTCGCGACGACTTTCGAGGCGAGAAACATATCCTGCCAAAGCGCCGCCGCCATGCCGGTCGGCACGTATTCGTCGCCCGTGCCGCTGCCCGTCGCGGTCAACGCCTTCGCGACGATCTCCGACATTTCTTTCGATGGCAATTTGACCTTGTCGGGTTGCAACTTGCCCGCGCGCTGGAGCAGCCAGTACGCGAACAGGATGTCGTCGACCGGTTGTCCCTCGAATTTGCCCTGCGCGACCACGCCGCGGCTCACCGCCTGAAAACCGGGCGGTCCGATCAATTCGCCGCGGCGCATGGGGCGATTCCGTTCCGCCTCTTCCAACTGCGCGGCGACTTGCTTGTCGACCAAGCCCTGCACGGTCACGGCTAGCTTGTCCGTGTCGATGGTGGCCTTGTCGGTCTGATGGCTTTTCACCACCTCGGCGAGCTGAGCGATCTCGCTCCGAATTTCGTCCATAGATGTGCTCATGAGATGACCTCCTTCACCAAAGTGGTGATATGTTTTAATCCCGCGAGCAATTCCTTTTCTTGCTCGGGGTCGAACTCGTTTTGTTCAGGCGCGTCAGCGGGTTGCTCGTCGAGTTGCGCGAGCACGTCGTTCAAATTGTCGCGCGCCACGATAATTTTTTCTTCGTTCTTCGCGCTGAGCACGCGACCGCGTTTCATCTGCGCGCGCACCGCCTTGCGCGCATTTTCGATGCCGTGTCGCGTCAGAGTATCGATTCCAAAACCGGGTTGGCGCATCCGCTGTGAAAATTGTTTTTGCGCGGGCAGTTGATCGATAATCTCACCTAGCTCTACGATTTTCCATTGACCATCGGGCGCAGTGATCATTTCTTCGTCGGGTTTGGTGCGCGCCGACAAGCCGTACACGCTGTCCTCATCAAAGCCCTCGCCGACAAACGCAAGCGGCGGCACAAACAGCGCGTCTTTGAACGTCACGGTCTTGCCCGCGTCGGGACTGGGGACTTCAGTGCATTCGCCCGTCGCCCAATTGAATTGCAACACCGTCGCATCTGCTGGCACATCCAGCGCATATTCGCGGAAGCAGCCAAAGAGCGTTTGCTCGCCCAGGTCGCTTTCAATTTTCAAGCGGCGAATCCACGCGCCGTTTTCCTTTTTCGACTTATTTATTTCGTCCTGAGCAGAGCGCGTTGTATGCGCGGAGTCGAGGGACGCGCCATTCATCGCGAATGTGCCGCGCCACTTGTCCAATTCTTTCAGCGTCGTATCGCGCTCGGCGTCCGTCAACGACTTGTCGGTGATAACACGCGCGGCGGCGTTCGCAAATCCATCGTCGGCATTCCCGGGGTCAAACGCTTTGACTGCCAGGCGCAGCGCGTCTTGATTGGCTGGAATCGGCACGATGGACCATTCCAGCAATTCCCATTCGGTAAAGTCCGTGCCGCCCACATCGTTCGGTTTGCCCGCGGTCGGAATAAAACCGATCGACGATGTACGCACCCAGTCGCCATTCCACAGCAAGAGAATTACATTTTGAGGGTCTTGGTCATTTGCCGCCGGACGCAACGTAAAGTCGGCGACAATGCCTTCGGGACTAATGCTGAGCGAATTCGTTTTGCCAATGGTCGCAAACGGCGAGCGGTAATCATGCCCCCACTGCACGACGGGGTTCTTGAGATAGTTATCGATCTTCGCGCCCTGCGGAAATACGCGATCCTTATCCCGGTCAATGCTCGCCGTGTTGATCAGGATGCGTCCGCCGTCCTTGCGCTTGTCGAGAACTTTCGTATCGAACGTTTTACGAATGGTCACTTGCCACCTCCATCTTTGCTGTCGCGATCTGCTTGATCTGTTGCGCCAGGTCGTGCGCGCGCTGCGGAAGTTGCGTCATCCCGCGCCCGCAAGATTTGCAATAAGCGTACACATGCCCAACGCCGCGATACTCTGGAACGCACACGTGCCCCGCCAATTTCCGTTGCCGCTGTTGGCGCAACGCCTTGAGCCGCAAAAACTTTTGATGCCGAATCGTTTGATTCGCCTTTAATGCGCTTGCCATCTAGCGCTCCTTCAACTTCGCCGTCATGCTACATCGGCAATTGATATCTTCCTCGGCGATGCCAATCTGACCCGGTGCGGGTCCGCTCCCGCCACCCACCGTAAAGTCCTCGTCGAGTCCGACCGTCTGCCCGTGCGCTTCGACATGGCTATCCCGCGTCCGATCATCCAGCGCGGCAAGCCACACCTTGTCCTCGACCACGTCGCTCTGCTTCCACGCTTCGAGTGTGCCGCCATTGCTCGCGCCAATCACTTCCGTGCGCGCAATCGCCTCGCCGCTCGAGCGGATGCGGTCACCCATCACCGTCTCCACCCGTGCCGCCAACTCGGTGATGTTTTCGCCCGCGTCGATCCCATCTTTCAAGGATTGCTTTAGCGCGTCCCAGGTCGTCTGGTTGACGTGCTGCGCAAACCGCTGACGCCGCGCTTTCAAGAACTCGACCACGCGCGGCTCGTTCACGTCGAACGCCATGTCGATGGAAATGTCGGCGAGCGCGCCCTGCCCGGCGTCCTCGACCAATTGTTGCAAAATCAGCTTGACCTCGTCGCGGAAGCGTTTTTCCCATTTCGCGCGGTCGAACGGATCGTCCGCCACATCGGTCGGCGCATCCTTCTGGATGGAACCCGCTGTGGATTTGCTCCCTAGTCGTGCCAGCACTTCCTTCTGTTGTTCGCGCAGCAACTCCGCGACCTGATCGCCCAGTTTCTTTTCCCACGGACTTGTGCGCTTGACGAACACGTCCCAAATCTTGTGATGCTCCGCCGAGTCGTACTCAATCGCCTTCTGGGTTGGGCGCGTTGCTGCGGAAAGATACTCGGCTTTGCCGCTTTTTCCTTGGGACTTGGAACTTGTCGTCGGCACCAGCGAGAGGGGCAGATACCCCACGTCGCCGCCGTTGATGGCGGGCAGACCCAGTCCCAGGTACGCGCTAATGATATTGACGGGATAGCCCCAACGCGCCAGGATGTCGAGCAAACTCACCTTGTCTTTGAGGTCCCGCTTGAGCGCGGCGACCTGCGACGTGTCGGTCACAATCGCTTCGTCGGGGGCAAGCGCCTTCACGCGGCGAAAATATTCGGTCAGATGATTGTCGCGGAACGCCGTGAGCGGCAAGAGCGTGAGCGCCCACAAGACCCAGTGCGCCGTATCGAAATTCGCGTACGTGTCCCGCCCAAAGCCCATGATCTCGTCCGGTACGCCGAAGATTCCGCCAATCTCCTGCCGCGACAGACCGCGCAATTCGACCCACTCCAAATCTTTCGGCGGAAAATTGAGCAGCTTGATGTCGGTCACGCCCTCTTCGAGGATCACCGGCTTGTAGGCGTTATCGATCCCGCCGAATTTCACCGCGAGTTTCTTCTCCAATTCCTCGCGCTCGGTCGCGGTCACGCCCTGCGGCGCAATCACCGCATAGTCGGGTCGTGCGCTTTTCTGGTAAAAGAGTTTCGACCATGCTTGCGCGTAAATATCGATGAGAATGGATTGGCGAATCGCTGAGATCGGCGCAATCCCGCGCCAGGGATTGCGCGGATTGAAGAATTTGAAATGCACTAGTTCATCG